CTATTAGAGATGTTAAAATAATATAATATATGTCATCCACGACATTAACTCGGAGAACTATAATTGACAAAAGAATTCACACCCGATCCTATTATGAACCAACCTAATCCTGGAAAGTTTGTTGAGGACAAATACGAACCGCTAGGTAAACCGGTTTACGTTAAAAAAGAAACGGGCCTGGACGCGATGGCAGGCGACGGCGGTTATCAAGAAGCATATCTAGGCGATCATCTTCGATTTAAATTTAAACGTGAAGGCAAACGTTTCTGGGCCGGCGATAACATCAGCGAATACCTACACAACGGCGATAAAGAAAAACTAATAGATGAAGCCACAGAAGCATTTGAAACTGTGCTGGATAGATTGCTTATTGATCGTGAGAACGATCCCAATAGTCAAGGCACAGCACGTAGACTTGCCAAGATGTACTTTAATGAAATAATGGCAGGAAGATATGAACCGGCACCAGACGCAACAGCGTTTCCAAATGATACAGAAGAACGCTACGAAGGCATGCTCGTGGTTAGAAGTGAACTACGCAGTATGTGTAGTCATCATCACCAGCCTGTATCTGGTGTCGCTTATATTGGGATTATCGCCGCACAAAAGCTCATTGGTTTGTCTAAGTACACTCGTATTGCTCAGTGGTGCGCTCGTCGTGGTACTTTGCAGGAAGAACTCTGCAACGACATTGCCCGAGAAATAATGAAAGCAACAGATAGCGAGAACGTAGCGGTTTATGTACAAGCGATTCATGGATGCTGTGAGAATCGTGGCATTATGGCACACTCTAGTCTAACGCAGACTACTGTACTCAAAGGATCGTTCAAAGACGACCCTCACACAAAGAAAGAGTTTTTTGACAACATTAAATTACAACAAGAATTTGCGCCGAGGTAATTATGACTACATGGAAAATTTCAAACTATAATAAGAAGAATGCTGTCGAAAGACAATTCTGGAGAAAGGATGATAAAGTTATCATTAGAGAAGAAGGATTTCGTTGGGGTACGTGGTATTGTGAAAGCGACGAAAAACCAGATATCGACTTAAAAAATCCAGAAGGATTTGAAGTAGGATACGCTGATGAGTACGAATGGGAACTCGATAGTATGGATGACGGCTGCTGGGCCGACACAGAAGCTGGACAAAATACCACTGACGCAGATATAGAAGAGTTTAATGCAGCATGGGAAGAAGATACGTTTGACGGCGTCGAAGCACTCGGTTGGAACAATGACGACACTGAATATTGGATTTACGGACCGTTGCAATTAATCAACGAAAGTACTGGCGAAGAATTTATTGGAGAAGACGAATGAGACAACAAATGATTGGTGTTTTAAAACAACACTTCGAAGCACACATTCTTAAACATAAAATGAATGTAGATATTATGTTAAACAATCCTATGGCTATTCACGATCACACCGATCTTATGGATGCCATTGAAAAAGAAGTGGCATTGATTGCAGAATACGTAGACAAGCTAGAAGTTATGGAAAAATACTTTAAGGAATAATCATGCAGACAAGAGTAAAAGAAGATGTAAATGAAATAGGCAGATGCGGGTGTGGTCGTAGTCCCACTGGTAAGTGTATTGGCTGGCACGGACTCGAAGAAGGTGAATTCCGGGAAAAGCTAGCTGAATGGGAATTAACTGACCTAAATAACAGATTAGAAGAAGCCAAGGAGCCAAAATGAACTCCGTGGAACTTGCTAACAATCTCATAACTCGAGCGATGAACCTACAACTGTTTGAAGTGAAAAGAATGCTAGATGGTCCGTTGGAGTTTAACGGATCTGTTCCTTTTGATATTAGAGCCAATCAAGAATGTGCTTGGTTTAATGTTTATGCAGTCAATCAAAAAGAAGCAGAAGCAAAAGTAGATGCCTGGCTTGATAGAACCGATTTAGATGATTAAACCATTGCGTGATGATCTAATGGTCCAGCAACAACTACCTGCCGGACAAACAGTTAACGGTGTTTGGCAACACATGGTAGCTGTGATCATGTTAAATCAAACTGGACGCATACCAGTTAAAACAGTATTTCCGATCTTTATAGATAGATGGAATACTCCTAATAAATTCCTAAATGCCACTGAAGAAGAAGTAAAAGATGTCATATGGCCTTTGGGAATGGTTAATGTCCGATATAAAAGACTGCACGGAATGACAAATGACTTCTTGACTTGGCAGCACGAAGATGCTACAATGTTATATGGCATTGGAAAATACGGTTCTGATTCATATGAAATATTCTTCAAAAGAAACTATACTGTAGAACCAACTGACAAAGAGCTCAAGCGTTATCTAAGAGAAGAGGTTTTTGATGTTGCTTAAATTATTAGAAAAATTAGGTCGTAAGAGAATCATTATGGATCGTATTAACAACGAGCCGTATCTCGAACGATACTATCTTTTTCTAAAAGAACGAGAACGGTTTCCGTTTAACATATTCCTTCATAAGTTTTTAAAAGGTGATCCAGATGATGTTCACGATCATCCATGGCCCTATGCCACACTTATTTTAAAAGGTGGCTACTACGAATGGATACCGCAGTTTAACGACGATGGAACTAAGTCATGTGAGATCCGCAAATGGAGAGGTCCTGGTCATTTCCGTATTTGCAGTTCTAATTCGTATCATCGAGTAGAGTTAAAGCCAGGCATAACTGCATGGACACTATTCATGCCCGGTCCGCAAAAGCGAGAATGGGGTTTTTTAGTAAACGATCGATGGGTACAGAACGAATCCTATATGATTAACCGTAGAGAGAAACATGGAAAAGCGTAAAGTAAGTTGGCACGAGTTTCAAAACTTAGTTGGAAAGATATGTAGAGACATTGTATTAAGCGATTGGCGGCCCGACTATGTAGTTGGCATCACCCGGGGAGGTTTACTCCCTGCCGTCATGATCAGCCAATATTTTAATATTCCTTGTGAAGCATTAAAAGTCAGTCTACGTGATAACGGTGGCGAACATGCTACAGAAAGCAATCTATGGATGGCTGAAGATGCTTTTGGAAATCCGCACGATGAGGTTGACTTTTATGAAGGCAATCCTATGTCTTTGTTTGAAAACAGCACAGCCAAACAAATATTAATCGTTGATGACATTAACGACACTGGCGCTACCGTTAATTGGATTTTAAAAGATTGGCCTAGTGGATGTTTCCCCAATGATCCAGAATGGGACAACATATGGAATACTAATGTTCGATTCGCCACTGTATTCGATAACCTAGCTAGTAAGTCTGCGATTAGAATGGATTATGTGGGTGAGGAAATTAACAAAGAAGAACATCCAGTATGGATTGAATTTCCGTTCGAAGAATGGTGGACTAAATGATCGATTCTAAAATCAAAGTTCGCTGCACAGATGCAGGCAAAGACTTCGACATGCACATACTAGGATATAAGCCTAAGGTATTCTTAGACGTTGCGTTTCAAACTCTTAAACTACGATTGGTTTATATGGAACGTACTAAAGCATTTGCAGGCAGTCTTGGCGGCCGTGAGTTTGTTGTCCGCGAAGATGATCTTCCTAAAGAACGTGTAGAGTATCAGCGATGAAAAATCAGATATGTGTTCCGTGGAATGGTCAAAGTACCATGTGGTGGAATGAAATCTGTGCTCGTATAATCGAACACTTCGGTCTTCCGGGCGATAAGTACACCACAGAAGTAAGTGAAGATAACATGAAGTTCTTTTTTAACGACGAGAGAGAAGCATTATTGTGCAAGATAATGATCAGCGACCAACTATAAAAGATGTGATAATTATTATCTTAGGTGTATCTCTTATGGTCTGTTTTTTGATTACGGTCAAATCAGAAGGTAGATATTACGACTGCGGAATGGCAGAATGGCATCCCGATATTCCGAACAAAGTTAAAGAAGAATGTAGAAGATTGCACTACGAAGAATGGAAGCGTCAACAAGAAGAAAGTAAAAAGTCGATATCAGTATGAAATCATGGACATTAACAGTTGAAGACGATGGTATCTTACCCTTGCCCAAGGATCTGCTAGATGAAGCTGGATGGAAAGAGGGCGATAGTTTACATTGGATTGACAATCAAGACGGCTCATGGACTTTGGTCAAAGAAGACTTGACAACTTTCATCAATAAAGGTATAATAAACAATGAGCAAAATTAAAATAGCAGAGCTGTTCTACAGCATACAAGGTGAAGGACGCTATATGGGCGTCCCGTCTGTGTTTCTACGCACATTCGGCTGTAATTTCCGCTGTGCAGGCTTCGGTATGCCGCGTGGTGAACTGAGCAAAGAAGCAGACGATATTGCAGTTATGAATGCCATGCATCCATTTCAGAAATACGAAGAACTTCCGTTAGTTAGTACAGGGTGTGATAGTTATGCAAGTTGGCATCCCGACTTTAAGAATCTTAGTCCAATGCTTACAAGCGATGCTATTGTAGAACGTACCATGGAAATATTGCCAAACAACGAGTGGGGTACTGCACACTTGGTGATCACAGGTGGCGAACCGTTGTTAGGTTGGCAGCGAGCCTATCCTGATTTACTAAATCATCCAAAGATGGGCAAGTTAAAAGAAATTACTTTTGAAACAAATGGTACTCAGAAGTTATCCGAGAGCTTTAAACAGTATCTAAAACAATGGGCACAGAATCCTCCATTTGTCAGTAGAGAAATCACATTCTCAGTAAGTGCTAAACTTCCTTGCAGTGGCGAAAAGTGGGAAGAAGCGATTCTTCCGGAAGTTGTTTGCGAGTACGAAGAAGTTGGCACAGCATATTTGAAGTTTGTTATTGCTACAGAAGAAGATTTTGAAGATGCTAAACGTGCAGTTATTGAATATCGTAAAGCAGGCTTTAAAGGTCATGTGTATCTAATGCCAGTGGGCGGTGTAGAAAGCGTATACGCATTAAACAATCGTCGTGTAGCAGACTTAGCCATGAAGAACGGCTTACGCTACAGTGATAGATTACAAGTGCCGTTATTTAAAAATGAGTGGGGAACTTAATGAAAATTATCAAAAAATTGTTTGGACTAGACAAGCTCGAAGAATCGATAGCCAAAGCAGAAAAAGATCTAATTGATGCCAATCGAAGGTTAGAAGAAGCTGAGAAAGCTGCTAACATTGCCAAAGATCAAGAAGATTTAGCTAAATTAACTCCAAAAGAAAGAGCCAGCCGCAAGAAAGAACCATGGGTAGGGGTGCTAGAAACTCATGTAAACCAAGATAACATCAGAAATGGATTCTTTGAGCTTGACTGGAACGACCTTTTTGTGTTAAAATTAAAGCAAGAGGGATACGGTGAAGAAGGTGATTTGGATGAAGAAATCGTCGATCGTTGGTTTAGAGAACTCTGTGCAAATGTTGTAGTCGACGGAGACTACGGTGGTCCTGTTAATACAGGTGTTATTGATATAAACAATGTGAAAAGAAACAATAAATGACCTATATTTTAGTTGATACTGCTAATACATTCTTCCGTGCTAGACACGTTATCAACGGTGATGCTGACATTAAGTTGGGCATGGCATTCCACATTACACTAAACTCTATTAGAAAAGCATGGCAACAGTTTAACGGCAGTCATGTTATTTTCTGCTTAGAAGGTCGTTCGTGGCGTAAGGACTACTATGCTCCGTACAAACGCAATCGTTCAGATGCTCGTGCAGCACACACTGTCAAAGAAGCAGAAGAAGAAAAAGTCTTTTGGGAAGCATTTGACGAGTTTAAAAACTTTGTAACTGAAAAAACTAATTGTACTGTTATGCAACATCCGCAATTAGAAGCAGACGATCTTATTGCAGGTTGGATACAGAGCCATCCTGATGATAATCACGTTGTTATCAGCACTGATACAGACTTCGTACAATTAATTGCACCAAATGTGAAACAGTACAATGGTGTTATGGAACAGACTATCACGCACGAAGGAATATTCGATGACAAAGGCCGGCCTGTTATTGACAAAAAAACACAAGAAGCAAAAAAAGCCCCGGATCCGGAATGGCTCCTGTTTGAAAAGTGTATGCGTGGTGATACCAGTGATAATGTCTTCTCGGCGTATCCAGGTGTGCGTACTAAAGGCACAAGCAAAAAAGTGGGTCTTACTGAGGCGTTCGAAGATCGTGGCACCAAAGGATATGCGTGGAACAATCTCATGCTTCAGAGATGGACTGATCACGAAGGCAAAGAACATCGTGTGTTAGAAGATTACGAACGCAATCGCCGATTGATCGATCTTGCTCACCAGCCAGAAGATATTAAAAATATCATTAAAGAAACTATCAACACAGCTACATCTGCAAATAAGAATATCAGCCAGGTTGGTATTAGACTTATGAAATTTTGTCATCTGTATGATCTTAAAAAGATTGCAGATCAGGCAGCTAGTTATGCCGAACCATTAAATGCGAGGTACACACTATGACAGACTTACATGCAAAACCCATTATTGAAAACAAATTCTGGATCGTTGAAAAGGACGGTGCCAAGTTCGCCACTCTAAGAAAGAACGAAGATAATCGTTTTGTGATGAGCAATGAGACTGGAATTAAAATTTATGAAACTAAAGAAAGTCTGACCAAACAGTTTGGTAAAGATTTCTTTATCGCTAAAATTATTAAAGAAGCTGATGACGCTGAGCCAAACGAAGTACACGGATACATCACTAGCACAACTCCTCACAATGCGATGTTCGATGTTAAAAGAAAACTTCCACTGTTCACCAAGAGCGGAGATAGTAAGAGTCTTTACTGTGCAGGATACTACGTAATTAAATTTGACAAAGGTTGGGTCAAATCATTCTGTCCAAAACTTATTACACTCCAGCGATACGAATATCAAGGTCCATTTAAAACAGAACTAGAAATGAAGCAGAGGCTTTCCAATGTCTCAAAATAATATCACAACATTGCCAAGTGTTGAGAAATTACTTCAACGAGTGTCTGCTGCTGAAAGAAGTCAACAGAAAGACATACGTATAACTATTCAGGAAGCACGTGAACTAACAGCTGAATTGGCTATCATGACTAGCAAATTAGGTTCTACAGTTAAGGAAATACATCAACTGTTATCCGAAATCAAGGAAAATACCACCAAGATTGACGTTAAGTTCGACGGCGGTGGCTTCAATTAGGTATAAATATATACGTGGTTAATTAGGAAACACGTATATATGAGTAGACCAAAACCCAAAATAATGCTTGAATACACTAACAAGGAAACGTTCAAAGTCGAACAGATTCTTGATAGCGAAGCCATTTGGGCTGTATTTTATAAAGGCCAACCGTTTAACTTAAAGAGCGGTAGTTTCGTAACGAGCTACCCGGGACCTAAATATAAAAAAGTAAGTTTTTCAAATCCCGGTCATGCATACAATCTTGCTAAAAAATTAAACAGACTTTTTAAAACTGCCGAGTTTGAAGTATATAAACTTACTCAAGGTGAAAAGGTAGGATAATAATGGACCCCAAGGATGCCTACACTCGGGTGTTCTTACAGGCAGCGAACATCGATGCCGACCAAGATACAATCAAAAAATACAAAAGTGTTTGGTGGTGGAACTTCCGTAATAAAGACACAGGCGGGCTTCGTTTGACCGAACATGCCTTGCAGTTTATCGAAGAACATGCTAAAATTAAAACTTACAAAATAGATTTTCCTAAAGAGTTTTCATTCACTCCGCAGGTTCTAGTTTGGTTAGATAACTTTATCGATTCACCATTTTTCATCACTAAAAAACATATCGTGGTATTAAAAGAAAAATCAGCATTTGAACTATATCTATTTTCCGGAGATATAAGAAAAATGGGCCATAATAAAGCATTGGCCAAAAGACTTAGCCAAGAATCCATCGACCAATAATACTAACATATAAATATTTCACTATGTTTGACTTAAACCCTATTGATGTTCTGAAACAAAGAGAGATGACAATATTGCCGCCTCACTTTGCTAAGACCAAAATCGCCGATCATGACTTTTATGATACTCAGATTAGAAATTGGGTTTCTGTTAAATTAAAAGGAAGATTTTGCATTGCAAAAATGCCTTCTATCGACGGTAGTGGGAATTTGAAGTCGACCACGTTTGTGGCCTTTGAAGATCAAAAAGAGCTAACATACTTTATGCTCGCATGTCCATATTTAAGGAGAAATTAATGACAGAAGAAGTTCAAAAACAAGAAGCTGTGCAACCAGAAGCTGCACCCCAGCAACCGCCAGCTGATCTTAATATCAGTGATCTAGTTGCACTAAAAAGCATCATCGAAGTAGCATCACAAAGAGGGGCGTTTAAAGCAGCAGAGCTAGAGGCAGTAGGTAAAACTTTTAACAAGTTGAACACATTCCTCGAATCTGTTAGCAAAAAGGAGGCATAATATGCAGTCGATTAAACACGTAGGCAGGATGAGAGCTACTAATACTAAAATATTGGTAGTATTCAGAACATTGCCGGGAGAATCAAATATGGCATTGGTATTGCCTGTACCTGCCCTTAGTGATTCATATCACGATAGCATCATGAAAGTCGTAGAAAGCGATCAGGCACAGCAGGCATTTGAGTTCGGTGAAATTATGTTTTATAGAACATTCCCCGATGGACGCCCTATGTTGCAGGCAGTGCGAGCAGATGGTATATTACAAAAAGTGCCAACTGACAGTATAGATATGACTCCAACTCCTAACGATGTTATTAGTCTGCACCAATTAAACACATTAATTGCAGAACAGAAAAATTGCGCTGTTGACGACTTATGCACGTTTGTATCTGGTTCTCCTAAGAAAACTGATGCCACTGTTGAAGAAATCGTTAAAGTAACAGATCTAGGAAGAGAAGTTGGAGAGCCAAATATTCCGAGAGCTGAAAAGCTGCAAGCGACTGTAAACGAGGCACTCAGCGATCAAGACATCGCCAAGGGGTATCGAAGCCAAGCAGATGCCATGTACAAAGAAGCTGCTAGACTACGTAAAGAAGCTGACTCACTAGATCCACCTAAAAAGAAAATTACTAAAGTAAGTGAATCTGTTGATGCCTAATCCGCTGTTTAGGCCCCCACGACATCTTGTTAAAGAGTGGCCGGAGGTATTCGAAGACTTATACATGAATACCATGCCGATCGCATATCTAATTATCGTTCATATCGAATTTACGAACGGACGGGTCTGGGAAATCGACGTCAGGGATCAACTGTCAAAGGAAACCCCTGACTCGATTGCCGACAAATTATTGGATACTTTAAAAGAATACAAAGACGAAATTAAAAAAATAGATTTTAAGGTGGATATTGAAAAATTAAAAAAGGATATATCCGATTCAACAAAAACTATTTTCTAGTATTTCCGTAATAGATGACTTGTATGCTAGAGTCTTCTGTTTTAAACATTCTCCAAGGGTCAATTACGATTGACCCTTTTTCTATTTTACAATACAGATTCTGAGATTCCTCAAAGCCTCTATACTCGTAGGTTATCTTTCTATTGTGTGCTAACAGTACTACCCCGAAACATCCTCTAATATCATCACCGGTTAACGGATCTATGTACGTGGGCTTATACCCCAATGCTTCGCAGTAATGCCCGATTAACAAACTATAACTACCATCACAATATTCAACTCCGGGCTTATATGCTTTACCATGTATAAAGATGCTCATGTTATTTTCTTCGGCATGTTTAACTAGCTCTTTGGCTAGATTTTCTGCTTGTATTTCTCTAGCCTGCATTATAGAATCAAACAGGTCGTATCCTAGATCTAATTCCTGTGCAAGGTATCTCAAGGCGATGTTGTCTCTTGGATGGCAAGCTCCTCCGTCGCCCATGCCGGCAGTCATGTACTGCGGACCCATTATTCGCATAGTACTTTTAGCTAGAGCACCTGTTACTACATCGACATCGATGTTTCCTTGTTTCATGGCCACATCTTGTATCATGTTCACTAGTCCAATTTTTGCACTAATGAACGTATTGTAAAATACTTTGATACATTCGCATTCGTCCCATGTTCCTATTTCATACCGAGGATTGTTTTCCATTATGGTTTTATAAAATTCAACTAACTGTTTAGCATCACCGGTTTCAGTTCCGTCCTCAGTACCTATCATAATCATCTCAGGATTAACCATGTCCCATGCAACACTGCCCATGGCAATAAGATAAGGATTATATACAAATCGAGTATTATCTGTTAAGTGAGCAAATTCTCTGCGTGTGGTGCCTGGCAGCACTGTTGATATAAGAACCAATAACTGATTTTTGTTCATATATGAATTAGCTTCAGTTAGACATTGCTTTACAATATCATAACTAAAATCCTTGGGCTCTAGATGTGAAGTTGGTACTCTGCCGTCGTATAATGGATCATGTGGTGTTGGCACTGCTACAAAAACAATGTCAGCATCTTTTACTGTGTCTTTTATTGTTTTATGTATGACAACAAGTGCTGTAGGATCAACTAATTTTATGTCATATCCACTGACGGTGTGTCCTTTACTGGCCATGGCCTCTGCACAAGGCAGTCCTAATTTTCCTAATCCGATAAATCCTATTTTCATACGTTTTCTCTTTTCATAAAAATAATTTTTTTGTCATTTGAAGGAACTGCAGAAATGTAATCATAATGATTACTCCAGTCTCCATGTCCTTGCCAACTGTGGTTAAAAGACCAATCTGTAGTTTGATTTAGAAAAAATTCTTCATTCAACAGTTGTTCAAAATCAGCATTGCTTCGACCTTCCAGGCCCCATGACGGCTTTGCCAATCGTCTAGCTCGCATTGCAGCATTTCCGCCCATCCTAGAAAATTCTTGGGCAAAGAATGGACCGTGTCTATGCGATTCTCTATTATCATCTTTACTAGTATATGCTTGAATAAAGTTTATTTTAAAATCTGCACTCCACAGCCCGTGGTGTGAGATAGAGAATTTATACTCTGCTGTATACTCGCCCGTACCAAAATGATTTCCAAATTCTTTAGTATCTAGCTCAGGACTAAATTTAATTACTATATCAAAACCGCCACGGGCTCGCCACAATGTTCTTAACACTGGCCACATTTCGTTTACCAGAGAATCTGCGTATGGATTGATATTTGTTTTGATTATGTCGTAATCAAATTTTTCATATTCTATATCTTGAAGTTTAGTATTATCTAGAAACTTTAAATCATAATGATATTTTTTTAAGTCTGGACGAACAGGATAATCTAAGAAGATATCTGTGATTAAATGATCTACAAAAATATTAAACGCTTTTACTCTAGTAAGTATATGACTGCCGCCTAATTTAAAATCTTTGGTTATCCAATAGCCTAGATATTTTTGACCCGACAAATTAAATCTATCAGGATTCTGTCCTACTATTGTTTCAGGACCCATGCCAAATCCCATGCCTGTGCCAAGATTGTTGATATTCATGTTTCGCATACGCCACAGGAATGTCATAGTATCTGCAAAGTCTTGATATGTTTCTGTAGGGAAACCCACTATCCAGTTTGTAGCAGCGTATATACCAACGGCCTTGCAATCACGAAAATTCTGTTCCATCTCCTCAACTGTAACACCTTTATCAATGTCATTGAGTATTTTCTGACTTCCCGATTCGCAACCGAAGTTTAATGCGATACATCCGCTGTCAGCAAGATCCTGCAGATATTCTAGATCCATCCTTCCGTCGCATCTTGCGTAGCCTGTCCATTTGATTTTTAAACCCTTGGCTACTACTCCTTTAGCAAATGCTCGCAATTCTTTTAAATTGCCATTTACTAAACTATCTATAAACCAGATAATATCAGTGCCCTTATTGTAGTAAAGCCATTCTATTTCTTCTAGGGCATCTACTGCCTGCCGTTGTCTATATTTCCAAAAATGTGTTTCTTCACAGAACGTACACTTCGCGGTACAGCCTCTACTGAGTTCACTGTTTACTCCGTTAGGGATTTCATAGTCGTTGAAATCTATACTGGAATAATCCGGCATAGGCATATTGCTTATGTTGATACGCTGATCTTCTGGCTGCTTGATGTACTGAGGTTCTGTATGTTTAACGCCTCTTTCAACTTCGTCGAGTATTCGTAAGATAGCTTCTTCGCCTTCTCCATTGACTACATAGTCATAATAAGGTTCAACTCTGAACCATCCGTGCTGCACATTACTACCACCAACTGCTATAATTAATCCGGGTATTCTGTTTTTTAATTCTTGTATCATCCACTTAGTGGGTTCTTCTGAGAATTGATATACAGTAAATCCCACTATAGTAGGTTTAAATTCTACTATGTGTTCAATGTATTCTACTAATAATTTTTCTAGCAACGGATGTATAAATCTGTAATAATTCTCTCCTACCCATCTCCAACTAGATGCAGAATCCCATAACTGGAAATCTAATTTAACGATGTCTTTTTTTGATCGATATTCTTTATAAGCACGAGCATTTACATCAAAGATTTTTGTCTCGTATCCCGCTTGTCGGGCAACTGCTGACAACCGTGCAAGATTAAAAGGAGGAAAATAAGCAGACCACTCAGGAAGCAATACCAATGCCATCTTTGTTTTACGAGTAGCATAATCCATAGCGATGTCTGACACATTTTTCTGCACTGACGATTTGGCATACGGTGCTATGGCCTTGAGCATGTTAAGATGGCGAGCATCTGCATCTTTTGGCCATTCCCTAGGCAAAGATATCTTCTTATATAATTTTGGATTAAAGGCCATATACTATTATAACATCAATTCATAGGATATGTAAAGATAGATTTGTTAATCATATTGTGGTAATTATGATTACATATCAGCTTCGTATGTTTCAAAAACTCTTTGAATTCAGTGCCTTCCAATTTACACAATCTATCAATTTCGTTGACTATCATTATCATCCGTTTGCCGTCGTCTGTTTCTAAATCATAACTCTCGTCGATATACGGATGGAACGTTTTGTATCCTAGTTTTCTAAAATATTCCAAACTGTTAGGAGCGGTGGCAACGATAAACGGATGTTTCATAGCCACTGCTTTGAAAATCTTCTCACTAAAAAATACTACTCCGTCATATCCGGGTTTGGTATGATAAGTAGTTTCATTTATAACGCTAAAATAACTGTCCAAATAATATTGATCTGTGCTATTTGTTTGCTCTGCACGATTGGTAATTAAATCTTCAGTGTCAAGATACATAGCTGGCAATGTTTTAACAGATTCGTTTCTATTTAAGATTTCTAATATTTCAGGAGAGTCTCTGTAATACCATTGCATCTCTTTCCATTTTTGATCCCATGTATCATTATGGAAGTCAGACTGTCCGAAACTTACAAACCCCGAGTCTATTATTTTTTTATCGTGCAGTAGTGTCATCATCAACGGTCTATGCAATCTCCATCGTCGATTAAAATTAATGAACTTCTTGGGATATTTTTTCTTTTGAAGCGTGTCCAACGGTTTAATCTGTTTGTTAATAATGTAATCTATTAAATTCCATTCAAACATAGAAAACCATTCTACTCGTATTTCGTCTGCGGAAAAACTTTTAGACAGAGTTTTTACGTGATCTATCATAGTAGGTACCGAGCTCAACAGAACAATTTTTTTGGCAGGAATACCAGCTTTAACTACTAAATTTTCATATATGCTATCTGCTACACTGAGAAATGGTTCTAGCCCATTGTCAACTACTAAGTAGACATCACCCATTACTATGTCTTTCATTGTTTCCTGGGGGATCAATTTTTCGATATCAAAGCAGACAAAACTATTCTTACAAGAAATCTGACAATACCAATATTTGACATCGCCTCGTTTTAGATGAGTCGCTACTGAACTTGATACCATATGTAATTGCGGATTAGTTATGTCATAGGCAACTAGATAGGGAAGAGGATGATTGATACACGGCATTAAAATCTCTCAGGGTAATTGAATTTCCATTCTTTTTCTATTTCTTTTATAGTGCTGGAATTTTTAATTATATTCTCATATCGTCTTATAAACTCAACAGTGTTGTCGCTGAACTCTAATCCGGGAAAAATACTTTGTAGATACTGAGCATGGACAGCAGTGGTAGGATGATAATCTGTTTTTTGATTGTCATTATGATATATTAGATTGGCAGGCCAACTGCCGTTGCAGCCGGCAGTTAACAAATCCGGTAATATCCTGCAAGTAGTCTGTTCAAAAAATTCTATAAGTTTTCTATTGTCTGGATCTCGACGATCTATGCTTCCTCTGTACATCTGCACATCATGGAAAGGAGCCATATTCATCATATAATAATTTGCCCCTATTCCGTCTAGCATGCCTTGACACATGGTAATCAGTGAAAGGTCTCGCAATATATATCCGCGAGTATCTGAATACTTTCGAACAAAAGTTTCGTCGTAGAAATTCTGTGTGTAGATATTTCCGGGTGTTTCCCAATTTCTAGAAATATATCTATCTTCTCTACTGACTCCGCTCCACATTATCATTATAAGATCGTCCGGAGTAAATCCGTGTTTTAATCTGGCTTCAACTACTTGGCAAGAAATAAAAAGATTACCCCCGCCACTCTTTCCGTAATTATAGGAAACTGGAATTTCTTGAGAGATTATATCTGCCCATGTCGGCCAGTAGTAGTTGGTCATTGAGCAACCAAATGCAAAAAATCTTTTGTATCTTTTAAAATCTATCATAATAATCTACCTATGTGGTACTCTGCTGAATATTCGTGAGGATCAATATCGGCTCTATGTATATAAGCTAGTCTTTCGGGCTGCGTTAATTTCTGCCAATGCGATTCGGGGTCAGCATGACCGTCGATACAGTTAGGTCTTACTAGTTTACAAGTAAACCAATTGATTTTAAAACATTCAATGCCGTGAGTCTTGGCATACTTGTAGAGAGATATGTGATTGCCGTCCGAACCTGCATCACTTTGATACCGTTGATTCATTATCGTATGAGATCCGCTAGTAGTTAAAAAACAATGATCGTCTAGTCCATCATACAGGTTATCTAAATCATTGGAATTATAACAGCCCTGCAATCCGGTACTGCCAAAAGTCCAAGGTTTAACGATCTCTGGATCAGCATGGGCCACAAATCTCACATCAAATCTGGTATCGATTATTGCATCGTATGCTCCATTGATCTTTTCTTGTTCGTATCTATAGGCATTTAAACAATGGCTCATGTATGCAGGGCCTTGCCACGCATTAAAATATTGATCTTTAGAAACTGTTATCGCTGCCTTCACTGATTTATTTGAAAAATCTCGTTGCAGCATTTCTAAATCGGTATTATCCCATACAGCTATGTAATAGTCGACATGATCTGCAACACTAGAAAAGAACTCAAACATTTCAGATTTCGTATAGTTCCATGTGCGTAGTTGTCCACGCAAGAATACTGCTAGTCTATTCATTCTTATACCAATCTTTTAATTCAGGAAATGTGCTTTCGAAATCTCTGTTTCTAATTTGATCGAAGTTTTTGGTTTCTATTTTAAATTTAGTCTTTAGGCCAGGGTCGTAGTTTCCGTTGTTAACATAGTTAATAACATTTGCTATCTGCGAATCTAGATATCTTCCGTAGGATTTAGATGAAAGTTTTTTTACTATCTTTGCTTTTTCTTTATCGTCAAAGATTTGAGAACTGTAATAGTAGGGATTCATGATGTTATAAAAGCTAGGCCAAAAATTTTCTACAGAGAAAATCTTATTTTCAAACAGATAATCTAAGAAATCTGTAAGAGTGTACAGATTAAATGCAGAAATCACGGAACTCATTTGTAAATTTAAATTAGGCAATTCTCTTCTTATGGTTTTTATGTTATCTTCGATGACTGCCCATTCAGTACCTTCTCTAATGTATTCTGCACGAAGGCCCCAACTATCTAGGCTAGCATATACTTCTACTTGTTTAAACTGTTTCCAAAGATCAATAACTGATTGATTTTTATATTTGAGGTTGCTTAAATTTGTGTTGTACGTTAGTTTTACATCAGTACGGCCTATTTTAATCAAATGATTTAATATATCGTAGTGCTTGTCTGTGAGCAACGGCTCACCACCAGCAAAATAAAACTCTTCTATATTTTCAAAATGCGGAAGAAATTGATAATACAATAGATCATTGCTGGGGCCGCCTGCGAATATAAACACTTTCTTGTTGTTGCCATTTTGATTATCTTCTGTAGCCCAGCTAGACGAATATGTACTAGAACAACTGCGACATTTAAAATTACAGATATTACTCCATCTTACATCAAAATATCTCAAAGACATTTCAGCCAACGAACCGTCGGATCTTGTTAGCTTATTGTATCCTATGTACTTGTCGAATCGTTTGTTGAAATCTTGTCTTACACTTTTAACACCTCGATCTTCAGATCGATAGCACGACGAGCATTGCGTAGATCGCTGACCTGTCAACATATTTGTTCGCAATTCTCTGTATTTGTCGTTGTTCCATATTTCTATCAACGAATTTTCTTGCACATTTCCCATGTGGATATGATGTTCTGCTACACAACAAGGCAACACTGATCCGTCGGGATTAGCGTAGATGTGTATCCACGGAAGTACGCAAAAGGTGTTAGACGGTTCTGCAGTCATAATAAAAATTTTCTAATTCAGGAAATGTCTTTGTAAAATCAGTACCCCGACGACGATCGTATTCTGTAAACCAATTAAAGAAGTCTCTGCGCCCCTCTTTTAATTTTTCCGCAGTGTAATTTGTTGAATCCATATAATCAACTACTCTTCTAAATTTTTCATATTCGAGTTCTGAAAATCTAGTACGATCTTTATCATCCAAATTATCTTTAATAAAAGCTAAATGCTGTTTCATATAAGGCATGAATTCATCCTTGGGCAATATCAGCATATCGTATTGTAATGGTTCTTTGAGATAAGGGGTATCAAATCTTATCCTCTGCCATTTGTTTTGATCAGTGCCGTTGTACCGTACTCGCCATTCTAAAATTTTATTAAGCAATTTTGTAAAACTAGGAACACTCAAGATATTAAACGTTATCATAAACGTTATAGGACGATTTGTTTTTGTTAGATAGGTATCTAAATTCTTTTCCCATACTGTTAAATCTAAACCTGTTCGAATATATTCTGCAGGTTCACCCCAGGTATCTATGCTGCTGAAAATTTTAAAATCTTTAATAGCACCCATGTCTAATAACTTGTTTACTTTTTCTACAAGGCGATCGATTAATATTGGTTTGACTCCGAAATTACTATTGATGTTTAATTCTAAATTAGGCAGTGGGTTTTGTTCTAAATCATCTAACAACCGCCAAGTGCTTTTTTGTAGTAATGGTTCTCCTCCAGTGATACGTAAGATAGTTAAGGTCTTACGAACTTCGGGCCACCAGCGCCACCATGCTTCTACATAGGGGTTAACATCTTCTTCATACACTGTGAACCAATCGATGTCATTACGATGATTCTTGACCATAGTATAAGGCCCGTGATCTTTGATCTCTTTGTGATACGCACTGCTATGTTTAGGGTGGCAGTATCCGCATTTGAAATTGCATTCGTTTCCAAAACTGATTTCGATGTATTGAGGATTTACAGGAGCTAGCGGATTGGCTTTAATAGCTCCTAGTCGCTGTTCTGTAAAGATGCTGGCATTACGTTCATGCCTGTCCGATATATACTCTGCCCCCATGGCTTCTATATTCCAACAATAGTTGCAGCCGCTAGGCTTTTCTCCATTGATCATTGCTGCACGTTCTGATATCTTTTGTTGTGTGTTATGTAGTGCGCTGGGATCTAATGCAATTTCTTCCAGAGGAATCTTATGCGGCGCTGGATGATAACAACTATGTGTCTCTCCGGTCTGCAAATAGATAGTGGTGTGGTGCCATTTGGCCAAACAAAATGTAGGAGATAGTTCATTCATTATAGGAATGAATTTTTGTATTCTTGCTTTATCGTCCATTAAACTGATCCTCTAACCATTTAAAATCATTGATCTTCTTTAGTGCTTCTAAGTCAGTTCGATTAGCAAGTCCATAGTCTCGGCCAGCTTTGGCACCACCTGTGGCATATTCATTACCCACTGAACACCATGTGTCCAAACGTTGTTGTGTTTCAGTATCGTCTTGTCTATCAATTACTCTACTAGCCAGTTTGCAACATTCCCTAAACGCAGATTTCCAAGTATTGAATGGATCAGTATTAAATGCTGTGATGTTAGATATGCGCTGAATAGGTTTAAAAAGATTTGAGATACTCGTGGTCATATCTGGTTTGCTTAGATCCATATCTATGGTAAGTTGCCTAGGCAACAGTTTTACTCCGCCATACCCGTAGACTAATCCGTTGATAGGATTTAAACTCTGCCATACGTGTACTGTGTTTTTAGTATTGAACTCGTAATAGGGTATCTGATAATCAAAATCAAAGGTGTTAACTATCTGAGCATCTGCATCCACTACATAGAACATATCGGTTGATGTTTTTTTTGCTGCTTCAATATGAGCTTGATGTATGCCCTGCACTCCGTCAACTCTAAATAACTTATTCTTTGTGATTTTACTGTAGAGTTTAAGATAGTTAACTTCAGCAAATGATTCTTTATAACTTATAAAGACAATGTCATATTGCTGTGGAACACTGGCATGTATGTCTATTTCTTTTTTCTTTGTGAAAAATCTATAATCCCATTCTCGTTGTAGTATTCTTGCATTCTTGGGAAATATACATACTCCATCGTAGTATTCTCCATTTTTAAAAACGTGTACATATTCCTCGTCCCATTTAGGTACGCGATAATCAAACTCAAAATCTATAACATTTAAATGATCCCAGACTACCCAAAACATTTTAGTAAACGCTCGAGTTTTTACTTCTTCAAATGTTTTTACGTTTTCTAATTTCTGTGCGTTGGGGAACTTTTCTTTAAACGATAACCAGATTTCGTTGTTGATTTCGCTAGAAGAGACTAAAAAAATATCATACATTTTCAGGCATTCGATAATAGGTCAATCCAAGATTTATAGTTTCGTCATATAAATCTAATGTATATTTGCTAGTGTCAGGATCTAACCAAGGCCAGTCTAACCCTAGTTCTGTTTTTATTTTGTCTCCAAGATTTTTAATCTCGTCAATTAGCCCGTCGCCGTTGACTTCTTGATACGGCTTGCCGTATTGATTCCAAATGCTCCTAAGGATCTCGAAGTCTCGAACATCAACATAATTCCACTGTGTACAATTAGCCATCCATGTTCCTAACCTAGCACCGTACACTGCATACATACCGTTTTCTTCATGCGCACCCACAGTTGACCACATGCGCAGTCGATGGATGTTATGCCACCAAATACGTTCTCGAATTTCTTGAGGAGGAACTTTGACCCCGTCAAGTAGTGTCATTTTGACACCTTCACGGAATCCTGCTCGCCATGCTTGGAACGGTGATCCAGTGATAATGCTTTCACTGTAGACTCTAGGAAAATTACGATAGCCATCTTCCCAACAAAAATCTACCTGCCCTCGATCGCTGTCTGAGTTTTCGTGAGTCCGCATATTAAGCACAAAATCTTTCTTCCAGATTTTCAATCCACCATTGCCGTATCGTAATCCATTAATGCTATTACGCCCACACCACCCATAGACCTGTATTTTAGGATCAGTCATATCAAGTTCAAGATTAAAGAATGCAGGGTCAACGATATTGTCTGCATCAACTGTGATAAACCATTCAGTCTCACTTAGTTCTGCTGCTGCTTTATGTGCATGGTCGCTGCCCTTGACTCCGTGAACACGTTTAGCCCACGGCACCTTGTTGCATAAATCTGCATAATGCAAATCTGCGTTAGGTTCATCATAGCTTAAAAAGACTACATCAAATTCTACAATTTTCATTTATGTTCTATAATATAATTTTTAAAAACTCGTCTAGTATAAAGACTAAACTTATCAGGCAATTCTAAATTTTTTATCGTTTTGCTTTTACCGCTGAGATCAGAAATTTTTATAGCAAGCATACTGTACAAAATATTAGGATCGTTGTATTCTGTTATTAGAAAATTCATAACAGTCTCACCATCCCATAAAACCTTCCGTTTACTTACAGGTTGATATTTCTTAGGCATTTTTTTAGTGCCATTGAACTCTTCAGTCAGTTCAAATTTCATCGTGCATTTAGATCGATCATAAGTTATGTAGATATCAGGTCTATCAATTTCTGTCCATTGTTTTGAAATAACCCTATGCAACACATCATCAATTTTAAATATGTTTTTTACTTCTGTTATTTCTAAAGAATTATTTCTAAAATCCACGAAGCAAGAACTTAATCTAATTTTTCCGTTAATTATTAATTCTGCTTTTTCAGAATCAACTGGTATTTTATATTTTTCAGATTCAAATGCATGATTAGGACCAATACTCAACCCTTGCCCAGATTCTGGATCATATACCATTGCATATTCAACAACTGGAGCAGGATTATTAATTAACCATGTGTCGATGTTTAATTCTTCTTCCATGCTATCTCCTCAAAAATATTAATCATCTCTGTATTAATTTTATCTTTTTCTACATAATGCACAATGTCATGCTGTTGATAATTACCAATTTTTAACTTGGCTTTAGGATTCAAATAAAATCCCACATGATCAGACGTTGTATCAGCTGGCCATGGCCAGTTTTGTACCAGCGGTTTCATGTGTACTACCTTAGGAAAACTCAGAGGATATGATATGTCATCTGCAACATCTAATATCTTAGCGGCAAGCGCAAAGGATTCGTCTGTGCCTATTTCTTTGGGCTTGTGCTGTGTTAGAAAGGAATTAGCAAACTCTTTAGGATACTTCATAATATACCTAGCGAGAGTAAAAAATTCTGTGGCTAACTCTGAATCTTTTTTAAAGAAGGTCCAAAAGCTGTAAAGATTAGGTAAAGCATTTTTAGTAAATGTCTTTCTATATTCATCGCTGGTTATCTGCTCACCTCTGTAGGTATAAGCACAGTTAGCTACGTATAGTTCAGAATTTTCCACAAAGTAATCTATCCAATGACTGTAATCTCGCATGAACAACATGTCTGTGTCAACACAAACAGTATGTTCAAACGGTGATAGTTGATCCATGAAACTACGACCATTCCAGTGTGTTTCTTGATCCCATTCTATTACATAATCAAATACCCACGGAGAGTTAAATCTAGTCAATTGATGTGTGTCATCTATTACCAATGCAACCTTATCGTATCCTGGTTTCTGTGTGTTCTTAATGCTTAGTGCTAGAGCATAGGCCATCTGTTCATAGTCTATGGTCTCATGATGGCTTACTACAATTAGATATCCAAAGTTCATATCAACTCCAATAACTTATCAGCATGACGTACTAGGCTCTGTTTATTCATGACATGGATATCTCTTCCCCGGATCACTGCTGTGCAATAATCTTCGGTAAGGTTGTGAGAAATTAAGAATGTTAACTTGCCCGTGGAGTCAACATCATACAATATATCTTTGTCTATGGAAGTGAACACAGAAGGCAAAGTCAAAGATCGATCACTTTCAAATCCTGTCAATATATGTTTGGCTACAGAAAACGCGATGTCATTCCTATATTGTCTAGTGTCAAATCTAAAAAGATCTCCGTAATATTGATAGTTGTCCCGTACATATTGCACCATATCGAAAAAACTTTTGGCCTGATCATTTTTAGTAAACATCACTGCCGTGGCCCAGAACATGTGTACTCCGGTATCAGAAATATACCTATCGTGATAGCCTGTTCTCTCTAGACCCACTATGTCATTCATGGAATCTGATATTAGTACATCATCCATGTCCCAATATTCGTTCAGCCTATCGGAAAAAACAAGGAAATCTGAGTCTATCAGTAGAGTTTTATCGTAGGGTGTTAGATCTAACACACTGGCTCTATTGTTATTAACAAAAGGCACGATCTTGCTAATCGATGCACCATCATGCAATCTGCGTTTATTTTCAGATTCGGGTTTTTTAATTTCTATTATGTTTTCAAAAACATCTACTGCACGTTGATATATCTTGGATTCTTTCATCCACGACACTGTGGTCTTGTCTGTGATAAGACTAACTGGTAGGTTGAGATATTTTTTAGCCAAGCCGCCAGCAATCACTGCCATCAAGGCGTAGTCAGTGTCTCTATTGTTATGAGCGAATATTACTACACCGCGCTTCATAGGTCTACCAGTTTCTCAATACTTCTGCTTTTTTTGAGTTTCTGATATTGTTCAAAATATTCCAAGGTAGCAGAAAAATATCTATCGAGTATCTGATCTCGAAAAGACTGCACATCTTCGATTAGTATCGGAGTCTCATTGATGTCAAGTAGCGGAACACCCGACGTCCGTCCTTGATCGATCAGCATTTGAATAAATGTGATCAACTCTCTGTCGATTTTAAAAATGCCGCCATTGATACCAAACGTTAAATTGGCATCAGCTTTTTCTTTTAATGTCTTTCTTTGGATTGAAAATGCTTGGCGATAGTTTGAAAAATCCAGAGCTTTTTTTAATTGCTCTTCCATAAAATTCTCCTGATTAACATAGCACTTTATTTATAGTGCTAGGTTTCCACGAGAAAATTAACTGCCAGTTATAGTTCCAATTGAGATGCTAGGGGAAGCTACTGTGAAGTTTCCTAGTCCTGCGCCCGAGGGCTGCATGGTTCCAGTGGCTTCTAATGTCTCAACGAATACATCCAATATACCGTCTACGGCATCCGGGCCGGCTGATATACCAGTATGATCGTCAAACAATTGGACGTATAGTTCTAAGGTAGTAGCAGTTCCTCCGCTATTGTTAGCCACTGCGGGAGTACGTGCAGACAATATATAATTGTTGGCAGCATACGAATTGGTACTTTGAGCTCTGTACCATTCTTGGAAAATTGTGGTGCATCTGTAAAAATTCTTGCCGTCTAATGTGCCTGTGCCTTGTACTGGAATAAATCCACCAAATGCCTGTTGGCCAGCTGTGCTTAACACACTCTGCCAGGAGTTATTTTGTGAGGTTCCCGAACTGCCGGCAAATATGGATTGAATTCGTATTTCGCCGCCGGAGTTGAAAAAGGATCGAGCTGCTGCTGCTGAAGCGAAACTCACAGTAATGATACAATTTAATTGGTTAACAAAACTTCCTGTTCTTCTTTGAGAACCTTTGCTAACTGTAATGAATTGTCCAACTGCAGGACGCTTGCCTCGAGCTGCTGTTATGGCATTGGCGTAAGAATCATATTGCACGAACGGATATGCAGAAACTCCTGCTCTTATGATATCATTTTCTAAAATTGTTACTAACCCTGGAGTAGTTCCGTAGATGTGTGTCCAAGCATTGATGATATCAAATTTTAAACGATTCCATTCAGAGATACCAATCTTCTGCCCCAATGATACTGCCGAACTGTATATGGACTGTCCGTACCCAGAATTTGAAGATCCCGATCCTAGCACAGCAACGATCTTGTCTCTGATATTATTATAATTTTGGATCTGTATAGTGGTATCCGTAATACTAGCAGGAGCAGCTCTAGAAAAATCTCCAATTAAAAATGAACATGTGGCCAATCCGTTGACCAAAGAAACTGTAACTTCCTCGTTGCCTTCGGTGGCAGAATCAGATGCCAGTGTTATGGTAGTAGTAGCTACTCCGTTGAATCCGCCGTCTGAACTTGACACTGTGAAATTACCGCTAGTAGATGCAGGTGTAAAATCAGCTGCTGACACACCAACACCAGAAACTGTAAAAGGAATCACTGCGCCATTTGTTACGCCGGTTGTTCTTAATGTTAATGTTATAGAATTAGTTTCTGCTTCGCCTGGAGTTGGAGTGATCTTGTATGTAGGGTCCCAGTATCGTATGATAACAATACCGTTTCCGCCATTTCCGCCTGGCCCTGGGGAGGATCCAAATCCACCACTACCTCCTCCGCCTCCACCAGTATTTGGAACACCAGAGACTCCGCCGTTGGAAGCTACTCCGCCAGCCCCCCCGCCGCCGGCTCCACCAGAAGCCGAACCTATACCTATACTGCCTATTGTGGTAACACGAGTAGCTCCTCCTCCGCCACCACCGCCATAATACGTAGAATTCCAAGGCAATAGATAACCGTTTCCGCCAGCGCCTGGATAATCTCCCGCATTCCTTCCAACCTGTCCAGGAGAAGATAGTGATCCCGAAACTAATCCGGCGCCGCCGCCGCCGCCACCTTGATATCGATCAACGCCATCTCCTGGACTTTGAACTCCGGAATAAAATCCAGAACCGCCTGCAACCGATCCGCTCGCTCCTCCAGCAATACCACTGATACCAAGAGTTTGACCATTACTTCCGCTACCGGCAGTTAATGTGCCAAATACTGTGCTAGTTCCAGAAGCCCCAGAACTTGCAATACCACCGGATCCAACTGTAACTGATATACTGGAACCAGCAGTTGTTAAATAATTAGTAGTTAGTAGTATCTGTCCACCGCCACCACCGCCAGACATAGCGGCAGAGCCGCCCGCACCGCCACCGCCAACAAGAAATAACTCGTTTATGAGATATACTCCGTTAGGAACAGTCCATGTGGTTGATGAAGTAAACGTTACTGTATTAAGTGGCATATGACTACTTATGTCGCTGAAATCACTGCTAGACTATATATTGGACTAGATATTGTAAATGATCCTGTGGGTTGTAGACTACCTGATGCTTTTAATTCTTCCACTATAAGACTCAGTGTCCCGTCGACTACTCCCGATGCTGGATTAGTTCCAGCTGGAAATCCAGAAATCACATCCGGGTCTACATAGTCATCTTTCCATGTAATCCTAAATGTTAATACTGTAGCACCACCCACTGAATTATTTGGAACATCACACTTGGCAGCTATCTGATAATAGTTAGCGGAATACGGTGTACTGTTGTTTAATTGGTAAAATTCACCGCCGGTGTAGGTGTTGGTCAACGTATAAAAATTGATGTTAAGAGGTGTGTTAGCGCCAAAGCTCTGTGTTCCTGCTTGGCTTAGTGTATTAGTCCATGCATTGTTCTGCGAAGTTGCAGAACCGTCAGTCCTAGTGCTGGTAAATCTTATCTTGCCGCCACTATTAAAAAAGTATCTAGCATCATCGGCTGTAGCAAAACTAACTGTGAGCTCTGTGGTGGCCGATACCGACCAGCTAGTACTGAAAGTTCTAGTGGCTTTAGTAGATAAAATAGATTGGCCGTTGCCTATGTTAAATCTGTTCGCTGTGGCATTAGTTGCCACAAACTCAAAATTAAAATTAGGATGACCTGCACCATATCGAATCGCGGCTGGTGCTGGTGCAACTTCGGCTAGATTAGGAGCGACTCCATCTTGATGTACTTTTATATTAAAAAGATCGTAGCGTAAAGCTTCCCACTGTGCTTTGGTTATTATATTTCCCGAAAACACAGCGGCACTTTGTATAGTCTGCCCGTATCCTCGATTTCCTGAACCGGAACCTAGGACATCTATAATTTGGTTGCGTATGCTGTTATACTGCGTAGCAGCAATTTGGGCTCCGGTAGTCATTTATAAAATCACCGCTTCTACTAATTTTGTACCTGTATCGCTATTGCTTTCTAATGCAATGGCAAATACTTCGCTTGAATGATGCACCCCCACTGTGGCACATCCGTCATTGGCAGCTATTAGATTATCTCCTTTTTTAACAGAACCGATTACCTTAACTGGAACACGACCTTTTAGAGCAACGTAAACGCCACCTTCTAAATCCTTGTTCATCATGTAAGCTGGATTGGTACTAATTACCCCGATCGCTCGTTTACCCCATGTACTTGCAGTAACTTCTTTTTCGCCGCCAATAATCATAACTGTGCCAGCAGCGTATTCCGCATCTGGTAGATACTTTTCAGCTAAGTCAGCGTATTGAGCTGCGGTAGCAGTACCTTGGAACAAATTAGCTTCCATGTTTCCGCTAGCATCTCTGGCTGCTATGCTGTAGGGTGTTGCTGTGGTCTTTGCTGACCTGTATTGTGTACTAGCCGATGCTGAATTCCATGCATCGTCGGTGGCAGCATTGTTTATTCTTAATCTTTCTGATTTACTAGCAACACCATAGAAGTTGTTTGCATATAAATCGCCTGAAGAATCTCTAATAGGAATGCTGACTTCGCCGGCTGGTATGCTGATCGATGGAGAATAGTTAGTTAATTTACTGGAATTTGATGCTGTACCATTTAAATTTCCATCAACTGCTCCGAACAAGTTTCCTCTAATTGTAGCACCATCATAACCTATCTGCTTAGTGGCTGCATTGATCATTAGTGTGGTATCAGTTGCTCTAAGATTTCCGGTATGTACTCCAGTAATATCACCAGTTACATTGCCTGTTAGATTGCCATTAAATGTACCTGCGTACACAGTGTTCCATCTTAACAGCGCAGTACCTAGATTAAACGAATTATTGCTGCCCGGAACAACTCCGTTAGCAGTCATTATAGCAACATCTCGTTCGTCAGTACCTTCAGCTACTGTTATTCTAAATATAATATCATTGCCTAACCTATTTTCAACAATAACTTCATCTCCGTTTTCTACACGGATTCTTAGATCATTGCCATCTCCAACTTGCAGTCCTGGGTCTTTGAAACCAATTTCGTTGTCAAAAACAATGGCGCCTTTTTGCACAAAATTAGCAGCGTCAACGCCACCTAGTTTAAGTGCATTTGATGCTGTTCCCCAATAGACATAGTCATCACTAGAAACCCCCACGGAGTTGGTCTTTGCTATAGTGATACCTTTCTTGATCAAGGTAAAATCTTCGATAGGATTCACTGTGCTGTTGAGTGTAAATGCGTCTGGACTGACCACTGCAATGGTTTTACCGCCGGTAATCAGTTTCATTATTGAGTGGTTGTTGTTCAGAGAGTCTTTAACTACCACTGCACTAACCACCGAAGCTCCTAGTTCCGGACTAGCTTCTGGTCCGACTAATACGAACTCTGTGCCCGACCATGTATAAAGCTGTTGTGCTGAACTATCCCACCAAAATTCACCTGTTCCTAATCCGCTAGGCGCAGTAGAGCTTACTTCAGCTCCGCTAGCTACCTTGAATTTAGAACCATCATAGAATTTTAGTTTTTTATTTCCGCTGTCATACCATATTTGACCCGAAATTTTCTTAGGCGGTGCACTGGTATTTGCAAAATTTTCTAGTAAATGTAAGAAATTTTCGTTCTGTACTTCACCGTATCCTGCATAGTTTTTACCTACGAATCGTAAATCCGTAGTTGTGTCAATAGTACCGTCTTCGACTGATACTAAAAATGTTCCATTAAATTTATCTACTTGGTATGCCATGTGTTAACTCCGCCCGGTTCTTGTATTTATTCGCTTTAAACTATACGGGACGCAGCAGCATCTCGTAATCTTTCTAATTCTAAGTATTGTGAGTCTGTCAAACTAGGAGTAATTCCCAGTGATTTTTGTCTGAGATGCCTTAAAACTTTCCAATCCGTCGATCTCAAAAACTCTAATTCTATACCATTTTGCAGTTCAATTTCTCGATGACTGAGTATTTCAGCAGCGACAGCAACTACAGAGCTTGTCGAAACATCATAGACGTGGGTTTGATCCATGATTTTTTGAAAATCCTGATCAGATATAGTTTTAATCAATACCGTAGAAGGTACTGATGGATTATAATTTAATATATTAATTACTTTATTATCTTCTATACAAACGTAGTACATATTTTTAACTCCATACCGCTAGCCAATTGGCTGCTGGTGTTGATCGTTGCTCTGTGTTTTGCACATAAACTCGTATTCTATCGCTAAGATATGAATATGTACATCTCAATGAATCGTCTCCGTTTACTCCACCTGCAAAATGTATTACATGAATGGAAGGTATAAATGCCACAATATTACCCATGGATTTACCAGACGGAGGAAATACATCAAAAAAGTTGGCTCCGTTATTGAAACTGCCTACTTGGTTAGTAAATCCAGCGGTGCTGTAGTTAGCTCCGGAGATTATTGTGTAGTTGGTAGATATTGTTATGTTTCCAGTACCATCAAACGGTACACCGTTAATAGTATACGCGGTTTGTAGCCTAGTAGCAGATGTAGCGTTTCCAAGTAATGTCGCAGTTATGTTAGTGGCACTAAATCCGCCTGTTGAATCTCTAGCAACTACTTTATTTGCTGTGCTTGCTGATGTTGCATCTACAGAGATAGTGGTAGCTATCTGTGTATTATAAGAACTAACATCTCCCCCAACTGTGGTTAACACCAAATAACTGTCTGATGTTTTCTTTGTTAGATTAGAGAAAATTTGATTTTCCCATTGGATAGTGTTTCCGGATCCGGCTTTTAAAACCTGTCCAGTTGTACCTACTGGTAGAAGCGCAGTTGTACCGATTGCTGTTTGATATGGTATTGCACCTGCGCCGCCACCTGCTATGTTTGTTGCTGTGGTTGCCGAAGTCGCTGTGGTTGCATTTCCTAAGAAATTGTTGGCATAGATATTATTAAATTTATATCCAGTAATTCCTAGATTGGTGGTGTTGTCTCCGATTATAGCTGGAGCATTTGGGCCGCCTAATGCTAGGGATCTAGCAGAATTAACAAATGAAACATCCGGTCCAGTCTCACCCATATCAAAATTTAATGTTCCAGTAAAGGATCTGATAGTCGGAGTTGACGAATCAACTAAAATTCTCAACGAGCTTCCTACACCCAATGTGATACCAGCATCAGCAACATTTAAAGAATTCAATGTTCCGACTTGTTGAAGGTTGGATGTTAAGACTGTGTTAGCAATATAAGTACCAATTAATGTCTGTGCATTAGCGGCCACTGTTATATTTTCAGTTCCATTAAACAAAACACCATTTATAGTTCTTGGTGTTTGTAATTGCGTGGCAGAAAATGCATTTCCAGATAACGTAGCTCCGATAAAATTGTTGGCTGTTATTACATCAAACGAACTTGTTCCAGATACTGCTGTCACGTTGCCTGTTAGATTACCTATGAAATTAGCTGTTATAGTACTGGCTGAAAACCCGCCTTCACTATTTCTTGCTACAACTTTACCTATGACATTAGAGGGAGTTGCGTCAACTGCCCAAGTCGACGGCGCAGATCCATCAAAATTATCTCCTAGTATATACGCACCTTTGGTGAGATAATTTGTAGTAGATGATTTTATTGTTATATCTGTTTGTCCGTCAAACCCAATGCCATTTATTAATCTTGTTGTTTCTAATCTTGTTGCTCTATCTGCACGACCAGTTAAGTTTGATTTAATGCCTGCAGAAGTTGACATCGTCAACCCGATTGCCAAACTACTAAATCCGGAAATTGAATTACCTACTGCTGGAGTGAATGCTTTATTAGATATAATCCCTAATACTGTATCATCTACTGTTAAAAATATAACAGGATTAGTATTGCCATCAGAATCAATCAGTGTTCCGGACCTAGTTCTTGTTTCGCCGAACCCTTCGGCATTTTCTGGTCCTATAAATACCCATCGATCTCCATTATATACATGTAAGCTATTTGTCGGAGATTTA